AACGTAAAAGAAAGTTATCTTACTTTACGAACATTTTAGTTGTTTCAGACCCTAAACATCCTGAAAACGAAGGTCAAGTTAAGCTATACAAGTTTGGTAAGAAAATCTTTGATAAGATTACTGAAGCGATGAAACCTGAATTTGAAGATGAGAAGGCAATCAACCCATTTGATTTTTGGGAAGGTGCAAACTTTAAATTAAAAATCAGAAAAGTTGATGGTTATTGGAATTATGACAAATCTGAATTTGAGACTATCTCTAAACTAAAAGAGACAGACGAAGATATTGAGAAGGTTTGGAAAATGCAAAAACCTTTAAATGAATTTTCTGCTGCTACAAACTTTAAATCATATGATGAGCTGAAAAGCAAATTTGAAAAAACTGTTTATGGCACAGGAAAATCTGAAACGGCAGAACAAGTAGATATCCCACCTGTTAGTGCTGCTGTTGAAGAAGTTAGTGAAGACCTAAAGCATGAAAGTATACCAACTCCAGAAGTTACTTCCCCTAGTAATGATGAAGATGATACTATGAATTACTTTAGCAAATTAGTCAACGACTAATCTCTCCTAGTAAGTAATATAATCACTAACGAAAGGGCGGCCTAGTGTCGCCCTTTTTTACATATAAATAGGGACATGATTACAAAGTTTGTTGAACATTTATTATTTCCTACTACAGTATATCAAAATGAGATACCTGTAAATGAAAACGAATTTACTACAATGAGGGAAATGGATTATGAGCGTATGCCTAGTGACAATGGGTATATGACAAAGTACAAACGAATTTTAACATTATTACCACACACAAGAAAAGCAATAGAAAAACACATAGAATACTATGCTTATGAAGTATTAGGTATATCTCATAGACACAAATTTGTTATCACTACAAGTTGGGTAAACAAACATGCAACAGGTGATAAGGCACACTCACACTTTCATGCTAATTCAGTTATTAGTGGTTGTTACTATCTAAAAATGCCAGAGAGTGGTGGTGGTATTTGTTTTCCTAAACCTACTAATCATAATAATTTTTTAAGTGATATGTTTAACTTTGAGACTAAAGTAATTAATGAGAGAAACACATCAGAATATAAGATAGAAGTTAAAGAGAATATGTTGATATTGTTTCCGTCTCAGACAAGACATTTTACTCAGATAAATAATTCTATAGAAGATAGATATTCACTTGCCTTCAATGTATGGGTTAGAGGTGATATGGGTAACGCTGATATAGAAAAGATTAAATTATAATGGATATATTTTTAGACATACTAACACAATTTGGTTTACCAGTTGCTGGTGCAATGGTAATGGGTGTGTTTATATACATTATTCTTAAATACATATTAGCAGGTGTTGTAGGTCAAGTTGCCACAATCACAATGTTAATCTCAGCATTAGACAATAGAATTAAAACAATGAACCACGACATGATTAAATTAGATATATTAATTAGTAGTGCTTTAAACTTACGACCAGATTTAGATAGAGTTTCCAGGTCAGATGGTAAAGAAGACGCAAGGAAAGATTGATGGTTGAAGTAGAAATAACATCACCAATTATAGATATATTAAATAGATATGGATTTGCCTCTGTAGCAGCAATTGCTATGGGTTGGTTTATCTATTTTATATACAACTTTGTGACTGGTAATATCATAGAAAAATTAGACAAGGCACAAATAACGACTATAGCACTAATAGACCGTATTAGAATGCTAGACAATGACTTAATACGTTTAAGGTCAAAACTTAATACAGTATTAGAAATGAGAGAAAATGAAGAAAATAACAGACGTAAAAAACCAGATTAGTTACCTTAATGGATTATTTCAAGGTGCCCTTGCATTATTAGTATTGTTTGGAATAGCGATATTGCTCGTATTCATCACTCAATTATTATAAATAGTAGCATGAAAAGTACACTAAAAAGTGTACTAGGGGTTATCTTGCTATGTACTTTTGTGACATCCACTAGTACATCATCAGAAATTGTCCATGAGTTTAAAAATCCTGCGTTTAGCGGCAATGGGTATAGTTCACATGTACTTTCTGTAGAACAGTTACAAGCAAACAGAAAAAAAGGTGTAGCTGATGACGCTAAGTCAGCAGCATCAGCAGCTGAAAGAGCAGAGAAGAATAAAACAATAAACAAATTTATTGCCAATGTAGAAAGTAGAATTTACGCTAATCTTTCTAAACAGTTAGTAGATAACATGTTTGGTGAAGGATGTTCAGGTACTTGTCCTACATCTGGTACTGCTGATATAGAAGGTTCTACAATTTATTGGGTCAAAGATACAACCACAGAAATAATTACATTAACAATTACTGATCCAAATGGCACGGTAACAGAAATGACCGTACCAATGGGTGATTTTAATTTTTAGGAAAGTTATGGGTGCATTAGAAATATTAAAAGTGTTAGGAGTGGTGTGTTTGTTGACTGGTTGTGCTAGTACAAATAGTGCTTATAAGAATGGCGAATTTAAAGCACCATACATAGAAGGCACAACAACAAGCAAGTTGTTAGAAGAAATACCTGATTTAGATAATCAACCACAGATAACAATTGCAGTTTATGATTTTAGCGACCAAACTGGTCAAAGAAAACCAAGTACAAAGTTTTCTCAATTATCAACGGCAGTAACACAAGGTCCTGATGTATGGGTTATCAATGCATTAAAAATTGTGAGTGGTGGTGATTGGTTTAAAGTTGTAGAACGAAAAGGTCTAAATAATTTAGTTAAAGAAAGACAATTAATTAGGTCTACTAGAGAATTATATGATGGAGAAAGTGATGTTAAAAATCAATTAAAACCTATGTTATTTGCCGGTCTTATTGTAGAGGGTGGCATAGTAGGTTATGATACTAACACACAATCAGGTGGTGTAGGTGCAAGATATTTTGGTATTGGTATCAATGAAATGTACCGTACAGACCAAGTAACAGTTTCATTAAGATTAGTTGCAGTACAAACAGGAGAAATATTATTAACTGTTAATGCAACAAAAACAATTGCCTCTTACAGTAAAGGCGGCGATGTGTTTAGATTTTTAGATATGGGTACAAGAGCACTTGAACTAGAACAAGGTTCAGCTGTGAATGAACCAGTTAGTTATGCTATACGAACAGCAATAGAATATGCAATCTTGCAGATGATATATGAAGGTGTAAATTGTGATTTATGGAAAATGCAAGGTGTAAAGGAGATAAAAATACATGAAAACAGTAACTAAAATAGTTATGTTTTTGATGATGTTAACAATGCCAGTAATGGCAAACGACATATATGTGACACAATCTGGAGCTACATTGACTTTAGATGTATTACAAGACGGACAAAACAACACAATAGGTAACAGTACAACTGCTTCAACAGTAACAGGTGCTACATCTAACTTTAACATTGACCAAATTGGTGATAGTAACGTATTAACTTTTGATATCAATGGTGCAAGTTACACAGGTACCTTTAGTACAACAGGTAATAGTAACAACATAGACTTTAATTGTGATAGTGGTGGAACAGTTAGTTCATGTGCTTCTGTAACTGCTTCAATCATTTGGGTAGGTTCTTCAAATGACCTAGACATTGATGTTGGTGAAACAGCAGACGCTACAGGTGCTGGTATTACAATATCAGGTGCTTCTGGTAGTGATAGTAATGTAATTGCAGGAACAATAGATGGTACTAGTGTTATATTTACTTTATCAGTAAACGGTGACACAAATAACTTCTTAGTTGATATAGACGGAGATGGTGATAGTGCAGGTCATACCTACATACACTCACATACAGGTTCAATCGCTGATGTAGATATCACGCAATCAGGTATCTATGATAATATGATTACACTAACAACTTCTGGAGACAATCATAATATAGATATTATCCAGAGGGATTAATAATGTCTAAATGGTTTCTAACCTTTTTCATAATCTTTTATGCTAGTCATAGTTTGGCTAGCATAGGAGAGGTAACACAAATAAAAGGTAATGGTGTTGTAGATAGAAAAGGTGGCGAAAAAGAAATCATCCTAGAAAAAGAAACAGATATATTTTCATACGATACAGTTAAAACAGGTAATGGTAAAGTTGGTATAGAATTTATAGACCTAACTAGAGTTGATGTAACTGAACATAGTAAACTTATCATAGATGAATTTGTTTACGACCCTAATACTAAAACAGGTAAACTATCATTAAAGGCAAAACTAGGCACAATCAAATATGCCTCAGGTCAGATTGCTAAAAATTCAAAACAGAATGTAAAGATAACAACACCTACAGCAACGATTGGTGTTCGTGGTACAGACTTTACAATGACTATAGATGAGATAGGTTCATCTACAATTATTTTATTACCAAGTTGTGATACAAATGGTAATTGTTTTGTAGGTGAGATAAGTGTAGAAAGTGACGCTGGTCAAGTTATACTTAATCAGGCATTTCAAGCAACTGTAGTTGACAACCTTGTAACTAAACCATTGTCGCCTGTAATTTTAGATTTAGATGAAGATATGATTAACAATCTATTAATAATATCTAAACCGGCAGAGATAGAGCAAATGCAAAATGAAGAAGGATTAAATGAAGTTGCAGACGCATTAGATATTGACTTTTTACAATTTGATGATTTAGAACAAGACTACTTAGAAGAAGACGAAAGTCAATTTGTTACAGGATTAGATATAGACTTTTTAGAACAAAATTTTTTAGTTGATATTTTAAAACAAATAAACGAAGAATTGGCAAAAGCAATGAGGTCAGAATTTGATAAACAAAAATCAACAGACGGAATACAATTAGGTAGGAATGAAGTAACAGGTGTTATAATATTAGATGAGGATCCACAATGGGTTTGGAGTAGAGAAGCTGCTAGTGGGTCGTATATAGAATTAAGATTAGACAAAGAATATGGTTATGTATTAAATGTAATACAAGGTGAGTTTGAACAATATGATTTTGAATTAGGAGGTGTAGAAAATGCGATTACTATTAATCAGACTAATTAAAGAAAATTTATTACTG